GGAGAATGACGCCATGAGCGTCCCTGCGCCTCCGGCCCCCGAGCAGTTCGCATACGCGCGCACGACCTGGATAGATGGCACGACGCCGGTCAACGCCGCGAATCTGAACAACATCGAGTCCGAGCTGGTGCTCCTCGACGGCCGTCCTGCGGTTCCTGCGGTCGTCAACGGCCAGTGGCTCAAGGGGTCTGGTGGCGCGCTCGTCTTCGCGGCCATCGCGGCAGGCGATCTCCCCGATCTCTCCGCGACCTACATCGCGCGCTCGCTCGTAACGACCAAGGGCGACGTGATCGCCGCGAGCGCGGCCTCGACCCCGGCGCGCGTGGGCGTCGGGCCGGACGGGCAAGTCCTGACCTCCGATTCGACGCAGGCCGCAGGGATCAAGTGGGCGGCGGCAGCAGGAGGCACTCCTCCTCTCGTCACGGCCATCCCCGGCTCCCCCACGGACGGACAGGAGATCATCTTCACGGACTCGCTCACCGCCCCGACCTACCAGTGGCATCTCAAGTACGTCGCGGCGAAGGCAACGAACAAGTGGATCTGCGTCGGCGGCCCTCCCAAGCTCGTCCGCGTCGAGACGAGCGAGTCAATCACGTCAGCGACCTACGGCGACACCGCGACCGTCGGCCCCTCGTTCACGCTCCCACGCGCAGGGCACTACCGCATCCAGCTCGGCTTCGGGGGTGGCGGCAACAACTACGGCGCGCTGATGAGCTTTGCCATCGGCGCGACTGTCGCTCCCTCGAACGACAGCCTCGCGGTCGGCTATCAGGTTGCGTCGGGGATGAACCCGCCGATTGTCTCCTCTGCCGGGGAGTACGAGTTCGACGGACTGGCGAGCGATGCCGTGGTGGCGAAGTACCGCCACATGGGGGCAAACTGCTCGGTCTTTCGACGGTACATCTCGCTCGTGCCCATCGCGATCACATGAAGGAGGAGACGTGGCTCGATACGAGCTGGAAGAGAGAACGGTCGTGGATGTGATCGACACCGAGACAGGGAACGCGATCACGACCTTCCGTGGCGAGGAGCGAGAGGCGGCGCAGGAGCACGCCGATGAGCTTGCACGTCAGGATGAGGAGCAGAAAGCAGCAGAGGCAGAAGCGGAGGCGTAGATGCAGTTCAAGGACATGACAGACCGCGTGAAGTACACCCTCGGAGCCGAGGAGGCCGTCTGGAACAACGAGGTCGCGCTCATCCAGAACTGGCTGAACGAAGGCATCGTGGACATCCTCGTCCGCACGCGCCCGTACACGCGCGTCATCAACCTCCAGCTCACGGCGAACACCCCCATCCACGACATGTCGAACCAGATCCTCGCGCTCGTGGATGTCCAGATCCCGAACCTGGGCACGTCCCCAGGCCCGGATTCACCGCCCGCTTCGGGCTTCCTCAAGCGGTATTCGCGCGAGGACATCACCACCTTGCAGGGCCAGGGCAAGCTGGGCTTCGCCTACGAGGAGCCGCTGCTCTGGATCAGCCCGATCCCCACGACCGCGCAGGCGATCAACGCCTACGGGATCTTCCGCCCGACCTCGCTGGTCGCTGACACGGACGATCCGCAGACGGCGACGCTCGGTGGCCTTGCGCCCGAGTTCCACCCGGCCATCGTCATGTACGCGCTCTGGAAGGGCGGCGAGTACGTGCAGCACGAGGGGTCGCAGCAGGGCGAGCGATGGCGTCAGCAGTACGAAGGGCAGGACGGCACCGAGGGGCAGATCGCGCGCATCAAGCGCATCCTCGCCAAGCGCGTCACCCCGCAGGCCGCCCGCAGGCGCAACCTGGAGAACGACGTGGGCGTTCTCTCCGACTCGGGGTCGTACATCGGGGCCTATTGACCGCACCCGTCTCCATCCTGCCGCTCGTACGCGGCTTCTCCCGCGACCACGACATCTCGAACATGCCTATGGGCTTCGTCTGGGATCTCGCGGACTACATCCCTGACCGCAGGGGCGCGAAGCTGGAGAGCAGGGCAGCGTGGTCGTACTTCTCGACCCCGGCCTTCGCAGGCCCGGCCTGGGGCGGCAAGCACGCCGCCTTCCGCGCCGGAACGCGGCTGCTCGTAGGTGCGGGCGGGAACCTGTACGACGTGAACGTCGCGACCGGGGCCGCGACCAACCTCGCTGCGATCTTCGCCAGCTCGCTCCAGAACGGCGTCCTCCTGCGAGATCGCGTCTACTTCGCCGACGCCCTGGGGGCGGTGGTGCCCAAGGTCGTCACCGACGTAGGCGGCACGCTCGCGGTCACGAACTGCCACACGTCGGCCCCGCACGGGAGCCTTCTGGGCGCGTACAAGGAGCGCCTGCTGGTGGCGGGCGTGAAGACCTCGGGCGGGATCGTGGACGGGGTGGCGATCCCCGTTGACCAGTCCTACGTCTTCTTCTCGCCGCTGGAGACGCAGGGCACCGCGCCGAACGTGGGGCCGCTCTCCCAGTGGGACGTGAAGTCGCTCGTCGGGACGACGCGCGCGATCACCGGCATCTTCCCGATGGCCGCGATGATCCTCTGCTTCCACGACGGCTCCATCGAGCGCATCCGAGGCTCGATCCCGCCAGCGACCGGCGTGGACTCGGACTTCTACATCGACATGCTCTCCTCGCAGATCGGCTGCTCGGATCCGGCCAGCATCGTCGCCTGGCAGGAGAACGTCTGCTTCGCAAACCCGCACGGCGTCTACCTGACCGACGGCGCGACCATCCGCTCGCTCACCGACCAGGGCGGCATCGCAAGCCTCTGGCGTACGGCCTACTCGAACAAGGCGTCCGGGACGCAGGTACACGCAGCCGTCTTCCGCGACCTCCTGCTGGTGACGCTGCTGCCTACGTGGTCGGCCGGAACCCCGGACGAGCAGAAGCCGCTGACGCTCATCTGCGACCTCGTTGACCGCTCCTGGTATCGCTTCCGAAACGTCAACGCCACCTGCTACATCTCCTCCGAGATCGGGGTCGAGGAAGTGTGGTGGGGGCCAGATACGTCGGTGGCGGGCCTGGGGAACGCGCAGCTCATCAAGCTCTCGCCGATGTTCTTCGGGCCGTACGAGTACGACCCCGACGTAGGGGGCACGCCGACCGCGCCGGACGCCTACGACGGGAACGGGCAGGCAGTCCTGGTTCACATCCGCACCGGCTGGATCAAGCTCGGCCCCGAGGGCGTGAAGCGCCTGCGGCACATCTACATGTCGCACGTCACGCAGGCGCAGACGCAGAACAAGGCCGACGTGTACCAGATCGGCACCCGCGTCTCGCCGCACCCGAACCTCGCGCCGCAGTCCATCGGCAACGTCCCTGCCTACCCGCGCTACGTCCGCAACCGCCTGCGTCTCGACCGGCGTGGGTACGGCGTGCAGGTGGACATCGCGCAGATCGCGCCGGTCTACCTCTCGCGCCTGTACGACATTGCCGTCGATGCCTGGCCGCAGGATCGAGGTAAACGCTGAGCACGACCCCGCCGCCTACGCCACCCGGGGGCATTCCGGCTGGCGGCGGTGTTCGCCTGACTGCGGAGGAACAGCAGCTCGTCGCCAAGCTGCTCTCCGATCCGACCTACTTCCCGGTCGAGTTCAGGACGTGGCTCAAGAACTACATCGAGCAGTCCGGCATCACGATCACGGCCTCGCAGGTCACGGGCATCCGGGGAGGGACGCTCACGTCGCTCCCGGCAGGGATCATCCTCGCCATCGCAGCAACGGCAGCCGTCCCGGCGGACACGCTGCCCTGCGACGGGACGACCCGCGTCCGCACCGACTACCCCGCGCTCTTCAACGCCATCGGCGCGACCTGGGGCGCGGGCGACGGATCCACGACCTTCAACCTCCCCGATCTCCGCGACCGCGCGCTCTACGGCGTGGGTGGGCACATCTCGCTCGCGGTCACGGACGGCGTGGCCTACGGCTCACGCGGCGGCGCAGACCACTACCACAACATCAACCAGACTTCGGGCGGCGGCGGCGCGCACTCGCACGCCATCTCCGGGTCAACGTCCTCGGTCGGCGATCACTCGCACACGCCTCCGGCCGACCTCTTCGCGGAGGCTTCCGGCGTCACGGCCGCGCTCGGCACGGGCGGCTCGGCTCGCTACCTGGTCACGAACTACGCAGGCTCGACGAACGCGGCGGGAGGGCACAGCCACTCCATCTCCGGGAACACCGACACGTCTTCGACGCACACGCACGTTCTGGCCGGGCCGACGAGCGGCGGCTACGCGGCCGATCACGGGAGCTTCGCCGGGGTGATGTTCGTTATCACGACCGGCGGCTGACTTAGACTGCTGGCGTGGCTGTCTCGCTGATAAGGCCGCCTATCCCGACGAGGATCCCCGGCTACACGGCGAACCCTCTGCCCGTCGGCGGCGGCTACGGCGGCAACCAGGCATACGGCTACGCACCGACGCCGCCCACGCTGCCGAAGTCGCCCCTCGGCACGATGTCGGGCTACACGGGCTGGAACCGACTCCCGACCGGCGGCGGCTACCCGGCGGGCGCGACTCCCTGGGGCGCAGCTCCGCTGCCGCCAGCTCCTCCTCACTACGGCGGCAATCCCGTCTACGGCCCCGGCGCGCCGGGCGGCCCAGGCCCAGCCCAACCAGGCTACGGGATCAACGTCGGCGGCCAGAACTGGGCCAACCTGATCGGCGGCGACTACGGCGTGCAGGAGATGGAGTCGCTGATGAACTCGCAGATGGGGCGGGCGCAGGGCGACTTCCAGACCCAGCTCCGGCAGAACCTCATCGACCTCGGAGTCACCGACCCGAAGCAGCTCGGAACCTTCGGGAAGTACATCGACGCGAACACGATCCAGCAGGCCGCTGCGAACAAGTACTCGCAGATGGCGCGGGTTCAGCAGATGGAGACGGCCAACCAGAACCAGATGCAGGCGTCGCTCGCGGCCAGAGGACTGCTCGGCTCGGGGCAGCTCGCGAAGTCAACCGAGGACATCCTCGCCCAGGGTGAGTCGGGTCGCTACGACGCGCTGCGCCAGTTCCTCCAGGGCGGCGCGCAGGGACTCACGCAGCTCGCGGACATGAACAACCAGTACGCGATGCAGCTCGCACAGGCGCGCGCGGACGCAGCGGCGCGAGCGGCGCAGACGTACTGGGCGATGGGCGCGGGTGGTGGATACAGCCCGTACGGCCCGGGCTACGACCAGTTCGGCAACCCGATCAACCCCAACCCGACGCTGCCGCCGCTCCCCGCTCCGATCTACGGCCCCGGCTACGGAGTGCGCGGCGCGATCTCGCAGGTTCCCGGAATAGGGATCTGACGTGGCGATTGTCGCGCGGCCTCCGGTTCCTCCGAAGGCAGCCCCAGTCCCGACCTATCCCTCGCTGCTCTCGATGGCCGGAGGGATGCTGGAGACGCCTGCCCAGATCCAGGCGCGGGCCAACCAGATGGCGCAGCAGCAGACCATGTACCAGCGCCAGCTCGTCCTCTCCGACTACAACATGCAGCAGCAGCAGGCGATGCGGCAGATGCAGGCGTTCTCGGCCGCAGGCAGGGCAGCAGCCGCCATGAACGCCGGGCTGATCGGGCAGGTCGGGGGCCAGTACCAGGCCGGAGCCGATGCGCTCGCGAACATGGGTGCAGCAGGCGCGGCCATGATGTCCGGCGCAGGGCAGGCCGATGTCGGGAAAGCGAACGCCGCGCTCGGGAACGTCGGGGCCGGGCAAGTCGCCGTGGGAGGGCCAGCCGGAAGCCTGAGCCTCGCAGGCCCGGCGCAGGCAGGCGTCGAGCAGTACTACGGAGCCACGCTCCCCGGTCAGGGCTTGGTGAACGCAGCGGGCTACGCGCGCGCGGGTGCGGCAGGCGAGATCGGCGCGCAGAACCTCCGCGCGACGCAGGAGGCGCAGTCCTCGTACATGCAGTCCATGTACGGCCTCAACCAGCAGCGCGCGCAGTCGATGAACCAGATCCTCGCGCAGCAGCCGATGAACGCGCAGCAGTACCTCTTCCAGCTCCAGGACGCGCAGCGGCAGGGGATCGCACTCGCGTCGAGCCTGATGGGCCAGCAGCAGCAGCTCCAGGCAGGAGCCGTCGCGATCCAGGGAGCGAAGCTCCAGAACATCGCCGCCGTCGGGCAGATGGGGCAGATCGACCCGGAGCGGTCGATGACGGTCGGGCACGCGGTCGATGTCCTGGGCAGGCCGATCCTCGGTTCCGACGGCAAGCCAGTCCCGCTCTCGAACCTGCCCGAGATGCGGCAGATGATGCTCCAGGCCAAGATCATGGGCATCAACATGGGGCGCGTTGACTACTCGGCGTCCCGGGCCTGGGGCTACATCGTTGACCGCAAGGGGCAGCCGATCCTGGACAAGAAGGGCCAGCCCATCCCCATCGCCGCCTACCGCATGGGTAGGCCGGGGT